TGATTAAACCAAAAAGATTAACAACTACAGTACCTCCTAAAAGAGGACCATGCCCGCAAGGCTTGAATATTAGTTATAATACTGTTAGAACAGTTAATCCGAGAAAATAAAAAATGGCAGAAATAGACAAGTCGCTACCAAACGTAGCAGATAAGCTTACACCTGGAGAATTAGAAGTAGAACAGATTGCACAATCTGTTGAAGAAATTCCCGCAGGTCCAACTGAAGTTACAGAAAACGAAGATGGTAGTGTAGATATAAATTTTGATCCAACAAAAAATTTATCAGCAGGAACAGAGTTTGGAGCAAACCTTGCTGAAGTTATTGATGAGACAATTTTAAATACTTTAGGATCAGAACTTTATCAAGACGCACAATCTTATAAAGATTCAAGAGCAGATTGGGAAAAAGCTTATACTCAAGGATTAGATTTATTAGGATTTAAATACGAATCAAGAACAGAACCATTTCAAGGTGCATCAAGTGCAACTCATCCTGTATTAGCAGAAGCAGTTACACAATTTCAAGCATTAGCTTATAAAGAATTATTACCAGCAGAAGGACCAGTTAGAACTCAAGTAATTGGATTAGAGACTCCTCAAATTCAAGATCAAGCAGATAGAGTTTCTGAATTTATGAATTATCAAATTATGGATGTTATGAAAGAATATGAACCAGAGTTTGATCAAATGTTATTTTATTTACCATTATCAGGATCTACATTTAAAAAAGTTTATTATGATGAAACATTAGGAAGAGCAGTATCAAAATTTATTCAAGCTCAAGATATTATTGTTCCATATACAGCAAATAGTATTGATGATGCAGAAGCAGTTATTCATTCAATTAAAATTTCTGAAAATGAATTAAGAAAACAACAAGTTTCAGGTTTTTATAGAGACATAGAATTAGTAGCATCTGATGAATTAACACAAGATGATGACATTAAATCTAAAGAAAGACAATTAGAAGGTGTGACTATGAGTGGTCAAACTGAAGATGTTTTTACTTTATTAGAATGTCATGTTAATTTAGATCTGGAAGGATTTGAAGATATGAATCCTCAGACTGGTGAGCCCACTGGAATTAAACTTCCATACATTGTAACAATTGAAGAAGGATCTAGAGAAGTTTTATCTATTAGACGTAATTATTTACAAAATGATCCATTAAAAAATAAAATTAATTATTTTGTACACTTTAAATTTTTACCAGGATTTGGTTTTTATGGTAATGGTTTAATTCAAATGATTGGTGGTTTATCTAGAACTGCTACACAAGCTTTACGTCAATTATTAGATGCAGGAACATTATCTAATTTACCTGCAGGATTTAAACAAAGAGGAATTAGAATCAGAGATGATGCTCAATCTATTCAACCTGGTGAATGGAGAGATGTAGATGCACCTGGAGGAAATTTAAGAGATGCATTTATGACTTTACCATACAAGGAACCGTCACAAACTTTATTAGCATTAATGGGGGTCGTGGTTCAAGCAGGTCAGCGCTTTGCTTCAATTGCTGACATGCAAGTAGGGGATGGGAATCAGCAAGCAGCAGTGGGCACGACCGTGGCCTTGCTAGAACGTGGTAGCAGAACAATGTCTGCAATTCACAAAAGACTATATGCAGCAATGAAACAAGAATTTAAATTGTTAGCAAATGTATTTAAATTATATTTACCACCAGAATATCCTTATGAAGTTGTAGGGGCTTCTAGAACAATTAAACAAACTGACTTTGATGACAAAGTAGATATTATTCCAATTGCTGATCCAAATATATTTTCACAAACACAAAGAATATCTATTGCACAAACAGAATTACAACTTGCAATGGCTAATCCTGGAATTCATAACATGTATGAAGTTTACAGAAATATGTATTCAGCATTAGGTGTTAGAGATATTGATAGTATTTTATTAAAACCAGATCAACCCACACCAAAGGACCCTGCATTAGAGCACATTGATGCTCTTGCAGGGAAACCATTCCAAGCTTTTCCAGGGCAAGACCATAGAGCTCATATAACTTCGCATTTAAATTTTATGGCGACTAATATGGCAAGAAATGCTCCTCAAATTATGGCATCACTAGAGAAAAATTGTTTTGAACACATTTCTTTGATGGCACAAGAACAAGTTGAAATAGAATTTCAACAAGAGATGATGCAATTACAACAAATACAACAAAATCCACAAGCAATGCAAAATCCACAAGTACAAATTCAAGTAAGAATGTTATCTGAAAAAATTGAAGCAAGAAAAGCTGTATTGATTGCTGAGATGATGGAAGAATTTATGAATGAAGAGAAGAAAATTACATCACAATTTGATAATGACCCGATTGCTAAACTTAAATCTAGAGAATTAGACCTTCAAGCTCAAGAAAATGATAGAAAACGACAAGAGAGCAATGAAAGAATCAATCTAGATAAGATGAAAGCAATGATGGCACAGTCAACAGATAGTCAAAAACTACAACAAAATGAAGATTTAGCTAAGTTAAGAGCAAATACTTCGTTAGAAAAGACTGTTTTATCTGCTCAACTTAAAAATAGATTCCCAAATAGATAAAAAAGGAGTATAAAAAGACTATGAAAAAACAAAATGAAAAATTAGCAAACGCAAAAAGAACTTTTACTAAAGATTCTAAAGTTAAAGTTGATGTTAATCATTCAAAATACACTAATGCTGAAGGATATCTTGTAGGCGGTGTAGATATTGAGATATCAAAACCAAACGAAACTCAAATTCAAGAAGTTCAAGGTCAAGGAAGTATTTTATCAGAGAAAAAAAGATCAGCTAAGTGGTACTAACATGTTACCAGTATTAAATGCTGTAGCCCCGTTAGCCAAAATTCTTTTTTCAACAATAGAAAAATCAGTTCCAGATAAAGATTTACAAGAAAAATTAAAAGCACAAATGCAAACGCAATTGATGCAATCTCATACACAAGAATTAACCGCAGCTGCTAAAATTATTGAAGCAGAAGCTAAAGCAGGTTGGTTTGCATCATCTTGGAGACCCTTATTGATGTATGTATTAATCTTTATATTAATTTGGAATTATGTATTAGGACCAGTAATTTTATTTTTTTTCAAAGCTTCTATAACCATAACTCTTCCAGGAGATGTATGGACACTATTACAAATAGGTCTAGGTGGTTATGTGGTTGGAAGAAGTGCAGAATCGGTGGCACGCACTATGGCAAATAAACCGGCAACTAGTAAAGAACAAGAAAACGGATAAGGAGATAAAATGAGAAACGATTACAAACAAAGACCAAGACCAGAATTTAAAGGCGGTGGAATTGCTACTAAAGGTATGGGAGCTGCTTTTAAAAAAGGTGGTATGGCAAAAAAAGCTGATATGTTAACTGCTAAAATGTCAAAAGACAAAAAAGGCAGAGCGATGAAAAAAGGTAAAAGATAATGGCTGGACTTGGAATACAAAAAAGAGGAACAGGTATTGCTAGAGTAGGTTTAGCAAAAGGTGGTAAAGCATTCCCTGATTTAACTGGTGATGGAAAAGTTACTAGAGCTGATGTTTTAAAAGGCAGAGGTGTATTTAAAAAAGGTGGTCAAGCTAAAGTTGGAAAAGTTATGAAAGAATTTAAAGCTGGTAAGTTACATTCTGGTAAAAAAGGTCCAGTTGTAAAATCCAGAAAACAAGCAGTAGCAATTGCTCTTTCAGAAGCTGGATTATCAAAAAAGAAAAAATAAATGGCTAAACTTTGCCCAAGAGGAAAAGCAGCAGCTAAAAGAAAATTTAAAGTGTACCCGAGCGCGTACGCGAACATGTACGCGAGCGCTGTATGTTCTGGTAAAATAGTTCCAGGTGGACGTAAGAAAAAGGCAGAAGGTGGAAGTCTTTCACAACAAAGAAAAATGGTATCTAATTATAAACAAGGTGGCATTGCAAAAGGTTGTGGTGGTGTAATGGAAAACAGAAGAAAAGTTACTAAAAAATATTAATATGAGTTTACGTAAGTGGGTTCAAGAAAAATGGGTAGATATTGGATCTAAAAGAAAAGATGGATCTTATGCTCCTTGTGGAAGATCAAAAGGAGAAAAAAGAAAAGGTTATCCAAAATGTGTTCCATTAGCTAAAGCTAGATCAATGTCAGAAGGTCAAAGACGTTCTGCTGTTCAAAGAAAAAGAGCCGCAGGAAATAAAGGACCTAAACCTACAAATGTTTCAACATTTACTAAAAGAAAAAAAGCAGCAGATGGTGGATATATTGGACCAGCAATAAATTCTGTTTATGATGGTGTAATTTTAAATAACCCATCTTATTCAAAATATTACAAAGGAATGATATAATGGGAGATATAGCATTAAGAGGATTTGGAATTGAAAGACGTAAATTTGCTAAAGGTGGAACTCCTGCGTGGCAAAGAAAAGAAGGTAAATCTGAATCTGGTGGATTAAATAGAAAGGGTATTGCATCTTATAGAGCTGCAAATCCTGGTTCTAAATTATCAATGGCAGTAACTACTAAACCCAGTAAGTTGAAAAAGGGTTCAAAAGCTGCTAATAGAAGGAAGTCTTTTTGTGCTAGAATGTCTGGCATGAAGAAAAGATTGACCTCTGCAAAAACTGCACGAGATCCAAACTCAAGAATTAATAAATCACTTAGAAAGTGGAATTGTTAATATAACTAACAAAGGAGAAAGACTATGGACGCAGTAACATTCATCACTAAACTACAAAAATTCATCAAAGATTCTTACCAAAATATTGGTGATTCTATGATATCTGGAGCAGTTGACAGTATGGAGAAATACAAGTATATGCAAGGACAGGCAAATGCCTACCAAACAATAATTCAGGAAATCTCTAACCTGCTAAACGAAGGAGCTAAAAAAGATGATAAAGGAAACGTTATCGACCTCGGAAAAGGAAGTCCCAAAGATAAATCTAGGTCTTGAAGAAAAGTATAAAGAAGAAAATAAAAAAGTTGAAGATAAAACAATCAGAGCAGAAAATGTTACTGAATCTTTAGTTGATAGTTTACCAACACCAAGTGGTTGGAGATTATTAGTATTACCATTTACACCCAAAGATAAAACTGCAGGTGGATTAATCATATCACAGGAATCTTTAGATAAAGCACGAATCGCAACAAACTGCGGTTATGTTTTAAAGATTGGACCATTAGCTTATTTGGATAAAGAAAAATATCCAACAGGCCCTTGGTGCAAAGAAAAAGATTGGGTGATCTTCGCGCGCTACGCGGGATCACGATTACCAATCGAAGGCGGTGAAGTTCGTATATTAAACGACGATGAAGTCTTAGGGACAATTAAAAATCCTGAAGATGTACTTCACT